CTTTTATTTCTCTTTTAGCTTCTGATGATATTTGATAACCAAGTCCTGTTAGTTTTCCTTGTGATGTAAATTTTTCTAAAAACCCAGATAGTTTTTTTAATCTTCTTTCTAATGGGTCTTTACTATCTCTACTAAATAATTTCCATTCTTGAAACTTAGGTAGTTGTTTTGCACCTGTGCCTAATCTTATTGGTGCTAATGCTTTGTTAACTACAAATGCACTTGCGTCTCGCATAGCTTTACCTGCAGGAGCTGGTATTGCTTTTGATCCAAGGTACGTAAGCGGTGATACAACAGCTTTGTCTATAGCTTTTAACCCAATACCTGCTACCTTCGCACCAGGTTTGAAGATACCATATTTAAAACCAAGAGCGACTGGTTTACCAACCATAGAAAAACCACCACCAATTAATGCACCTTCTGCACCAAATCTAACTCTGTTTCTTAATTTAGCTAATGCTAAATCTCTACCAGTTAATCCTTCTGTCTTTTCTTCTTTTACAAATAAAGTTTCTTTATCTGGAGTTGATGCAACAAAATCTGTTGCAGCAAGAGCACTTGCCATGTAACCAGCTCTCTTTGCAATCTGTGATGCTTTTTGTAGTTTAGTTCCAGTTTCTGCTAGTTTTCTATTTCTTTGAAGTATTTTAACTCTATTTAATACTTTAAATGCTGCTCCACCTGGGACACCATATTGTGTAAGAACTTTAGTAATAGAACCTGTTAATGTTTCAGGGTCTTTTATTTTATTTTCTTCATAAACTTCATCTAATTTTTCTGAAAGATCTGTTCCTACTGCAGCATCAATACCAGATGTTAACAAGTCTCCTACAGCATAACCTAAATCTTGAACGCCACCATATAAACTTTTTTCTATATCTTCAAAAAAATCTATATAGTCTTTTTCTTTGGCTTGTGATCCTTCTTGTAATTCTTTTATTCTCTCTAGTTTTAATTTATCAAAAGGATTTGTTTCTAAAAAACTAGATGAAAGATCAGCAAAACCTTTCCAAGTAAATTTTACAGGTTTTTTCTTTTTATTTAAAACTTCTCTTGCAAGTCCTGTTATAGTTTCAGCACGTTCTATGCTTTTTTCTTTTTGTTTAAACGGGTCAGCCATTTAACCCTCTTGTGCTATATTCAAACTTACGTTGTATCTTTGGTTAAACTCATCAACATCTTGTTGATCTCTGATGTTTGCAAAATCTAATAAAGCTTGTTTACTTTGCGAAATAACTTGTACCACATCATTGCTTATAGATTGTGGTAATCTTGATCTTAATTCATTGTAAGATAAATCTTCAACTTGTTCTGTTTCTGCATCAGCTACTCCGGGCATCATAGCAGATCCACCTATATTATAACCAGCTCTACCACCGTCTGCCATTTCATCATATAATAATCCAGCTAGTTTAGGATATTTCTCTGCAACTTTTTTAGGATCAAATATATCATTTTTAACACCGGCTATAATAATATCTTTTACAAAATCATCTTCAGTCATACCACCTGTTAAAATTGATAGTCTTTTATCTTCTTTATCTTTTTCAAGTAATTCTATTTGTTTTTGAAGTTCTGATTGTAATTGTGGATTAGCATTTTCTAATTGAGATGTTATAGCTGCTATTTTGTCATCATATAATTCACTTACAAGATCCGCTCTTCTCTCTTTTTCAAATTCAGTTCCACCTTTAGCTCTTTCAGCATCAGCTTTTATTTTTGCTTCTTCTAATCCATACTCAGAAGCTAATGAACTTGTAAATATATCATCTGCTATTTCTCCTCTTCTACCTCTTTCAGCCATTTTTGCTGCTTGAAAAGTTTTAAAAGGTTCTTTAGCAGATTCACCAGCTGTAGCTAAAAATCCGGTAAGACCCTTACCTTTAGGAGTAGCAGACATTAAATTTAAACCAAAAGAAGTTAAAAACCCTGGACCAGCCATAGGATTAAAAGCAGATTGTTCTCCTCTATACTTATCTACATCCTTCATGTATCTATCTCTCATAGTTAAAGCTCTTTCATAAGGATCTGATCCTGTACTATATTGTTTTCTTGGTTGATCTAACCCTGACGTAATACCAGAGTTTACAGAACCACCTATTCTAAACATCGGTCTTTTTAATGTTCTATTCATATTAATTTTTTAGTGCGCCGTATATCCCTGCTCCAGTAGCCGCTGCACCTAATGCAGTTTGTAAGAATGTTGGGTTTGGTACTTGTTGTGTTGTACTTCCTGATCCAGCCATACCGCCCATGATCCCTGTAACAAGGTTACCGTAGTTTTGTAATTGTTCTTGTGGTTGATAAGCAGCCATTCTAGTTGCTTCTCTTTGTGCATCAAGTTGAGCTTGTTGTTGCGCTTGATTCAATGCGCCCAATGAACCTAACGTTGAAATATCTCCTCTTTGTAATCCAGGTAATGCAGATGCTAGTCCCATTTGATTTTGAAATTGTTGTTGTGCTGCTTGTTGCGCTTGACCAAAACCTTGTTGTAATAATCCTGCTTGTAGTGCTGCTCTGTTTCTATCTGAACCTGCTTGATACTCTGCTTGCATAACACCTTCTCTTCCACCACCGAAAGCTCCTGATGCTATTGCTTGATCTGAAATTTGTTGTTGTTGAATTTCAGCATTTCTATCAAACTCTGCAAGTGATGCATCTATCACTTGTTGTTGATATGGCGACATAAACTGTTGGAAAGCTTGTGGTCCTGTTGCACCTTGTGCTTGTTGTAAAAAAGGTTCATAAGACCCTACACCTTTTGTTGCTATATCTTGTGCTTGTTTTTGTAATTGATCTTGTGCAGCTACTTCTGGTGCAAGTCCCGCTAAATTTTGTTCTCTTACTTCAAATGCTCTTGCAGCATCTTGTCTTGCTTTAAAACCTGCAGCCGTTTCACCAGGTGCTTTTGTTAAACTTCCTAGTCCACCAGTTACAACAGGAACGCCAGTAAGGGCTACGGCTTGTTTGGCTAAATCTTTTCCTAAACTTTCTACGAATGGTGCTGGTCTTGATATTGTGGTTTGTGTTGCCATTATAATACTTCCTCTAGTCTTTGTGATGTTTGAAACATTTCTCTAGCGCCATCTAATCCTTGCGATTCTTCTGATACTTCACCTCCGGATTCGAGGTTTTTCATCATGTTATACATGACTTCTGCACCTTTGTCTATATCTCCATCACCAGCGTTTCTAACAGCGTCAGCAGTAAAGACAAATTCATTTTTAGATAATCTTGCAGGTACATCGTCAGCTCTTTCCATACGACCGATAGGTACAAACCCACCATCTTTTCTGTAGTCTTTTTCCATACCATCCATGTCTAATAATGGCATGGTCTTCTTAGCTACTGGTTCTGCATCTCCACCTTCTTGGTAACCTGTTCTCATCAAACCACCATCAGCTGCCATTTTTGTTCCTACAGATCTAGGTGCTAAATAACGATAAGGATTATTTCTAATAGCATTAATATCTAATCCTTGTGATGCATAATATGAATCTAAATCTACTCCATCCTCTTCTTCTTCTTTACCTACACCTAATGCATCTAGAGCAAAAGGAATTCCTAAACCTAATCCTATACCACCTTTTAATGTTGGCATCATTCCACCATAACCTTTTGTTAACCCAAATTTACCTAACAGACCTTCCATACCACCTATACCAGGAGTTCCTGCGGCTCCTTTTGCTCCTATTAAACCTCTCATCATATTACCTGGATTAAACATACCTTTACTAAAAAATTTACCTGTAGAACCAAACGATCCTCCCACAGCACCTAAACCATATAACAAAGCAGCTTTACCTATCGGAGACTTAGCAACTTTCTTAACTGCACGTGTTGCTTTCTTAACTAGCTTACCTAAAAAATATTGTTGTCTCCCTGTTTCAAGGTCCATGATCCCTCCAGTTGGATCCTCCATCTCATCTTCTAAGAAATCTTTATATTGTTTTCTCATCCTCATCATACCACCATCAGCAGCTAATGTTCTTCCATAATCGTCACTGAAATCAAATATAGAGCCCATGAATCTTGGAGCTAGGGAATAAGGGTCATCACTTGTAGTAGATTCTACAATAGGTGATGGTGTTACAGGTGTTATTGGTTGTTGTGAAATAATTGGTGGAAGTTGATTACTTCCGTCGTTGTCTCCACCTCCACTTAAATTACCTGAAGAATCATAAGTTCTGTTACCTAATGGATTACCATATGCATCTATTCTGTTGTTAGCTCTATTATCTTTATATTTATCAAATTCTCTTTCAAATTCTTCCAGACTCATATCAAAATCTAATCCAGGTATTTTCCCTCCTCTAATTACATCTGTAAAAAAAGGTTTGTTTATTGATGCGTTAAAATCAGAAACTTTTTGTAATGGTTTTTGAAATAATGAACTTAAACCAAACGTTTTAACTTCATTTCTTTTATCTAAAAAATCTTGTAGTGCTTGTTCTCTTTTGTTTAATGTTCCTGTAAATTTTTCATCAATTGGAGTATCTCCTACTGCTTTACTTGTATTAAACGTTTGAAGTTCACTGCTTTTATCTCCTTCTATATCTTCGGAATCTATCCCTGCAAGTTCTGCAAGATATCTTTCTTTTGGTGTTAAACCAGGTGTTTTAACATTTCCAAATTTAGTAGTTTTACTTTTACCTAAATTAGAAAGGTCTTTTGCTGCTTTAGCTTTTTCTTTTTTAATTTTATCTGCTTTAGCTTTATCTGCTTTAATTTTATCTGCTTTAATTTTATCTGCTTTAATTTTATCTGTTCTAGCTTTTTCTCTTCTAGCATTATCTGCTTTAAGTTTATCTTCAAATTCTTTTTTTGATCTTCTATAATCATCTCCTGTAACAGTATTATCATTATCTCCACCTCCGCCACCATAACCACCTGGAGGCCCACCTTGATATCCACCTGAAAGACCTGTATTAGCCCCTCTACTATCACCAGCAACTCCACCCATATCAGCACCGCCACCAAAACCACGTCTACCATCAGGAAAAACTTTTCCTCCTTTGATATATAATTGTCTAACTTTTTTTGCTCTTGTAATTGCCATTATTTATCCGATGATGCACCTAGTGGTGGCATTGCTGCTACTTTAATTTTTAATGATCTTGTTATGTGTTCTTTTTGAGTATCTGTTTCAGGATTAGCTATATCGTTTTCTGCTTCTTTATCTGAGTTGTATTCATAATTAGTTTGTGTATTTCTCAGTACTACTTCTGTTTCACACTTAACCACTGGTACTTTTTTACCATTGATTATTGTGTATGCTACTTCTGCTTCTTCTTTAAATGCCATATTATCCTCCTCCTGGTCCTGGTGCAACACCAGCTGCATCAGATATATATACCCTACTAACTTCTAGCAAAGCTGTTGTCCCACTTATACCAGATGTTACAGAAGTTGCAATTCTCAATTCATCTGATTCTTCTAATACTACAGACCCTTTTAATAGGTTACAAATAGTAGGTCCTGTGATATCCGCATAAGCTATTAAAAACTGTGTGTTAGAAGAGCTATCATAGATATACACTTGCACTACTTTATTACCAGTTGTGTTCGTTATTTGAATAGTTTGAAAAATAGCTCTAGCTTCAGATGGACAAGTATATACTGTCTCAGCGGTAGTTCCTGTTGGTGCATAAAATGCGTTTTTATATACGTTTGCCATTAATTATCTATGAGTATTAACTCAAAACCTCCTGAAGCAGCTGATGATGCAGACGCTATTGCTTGAAAATCTAAATCTGTTTTTTCTGTGTATTTATTAATACCATACTTTCTAAAGTGATTAAAGCCTCCTCTGGCATTTGCAAACTCTTTTGTGTTCCATGCTGCATCTGTAACTGCATTATCTCTAGTTAGTAATCTAAAAGTATGCTCATTATCTTTTGAAGAAGAAAAATCTAAACTAATTAAATAACCTGATTTGCCTGCAGGTATGGTGTATATTGCCATTAAAGTTTGACCAAAACCAGAATTGTCTACACTTATTTGCGCTATTACATTTGATGATGATGTATTTGTAAAAGTTATTGTACCTTCATTAGTTCCCGTTGATCCAGCAGTCACTACTCTCGCTCTATGTACTCTTAAAAAAGAATTGGTTGTTGTGACATTAGTTGTGCCATTCATGGTAACTGTTTCAGTTATAACAGCCCAACTAGAGTTTAGTCCTTCTATTTCTACAGTTCTTGCACCTGTGCCAGAAGATGAATCATCAGTATCATCACTTACTACATTTAAAGTTTCTGCAGCAGTTGGCCATGGATATAAATTACTACCATCCCAAATAGATTCATAGTCTGCAGACTTTACACCGGGGTTTCTGCCAAATTTAGAAACTTTTGAATAACCTGTAAAATCACCTTTAGCAACTGCAAGATAAAAATCTATATCACCTGATCCTGGTGCGGATCCAGATATATTGACATTATTACAACTCATTAACAATCACCCCCACTATTGCCACCTTTAAACCATGCATATCGTTCATTGTCTTCTTTTAAATCTTGTAAGTATGTAGAATTTAATTGTTCTACAATTAATGCAATTGCTCTTTGTATTTGTTTTTGATTTGATACATCATACTCTTCTTTTGGTTCTGGTAATCTTATAACTATTTTAGCCATTATCTACGTCCATCTGGTTGAATATCTATTCTTAAAGTTCCAAAACGCCAAGACTCACTGACATCAGTATTTTCTATTTTAATATTAACAAATCTTCCTCTGGCCCTGGTATCTTTTTTATCAGTGCTAGAGTTAATTGTAAATGGACTCAAAGTTGTTGTTGTCTCCGATTGTTGAGGATAACGTTTAACACCAAGTGTTACTTTAGCATTACCTTGAAGGTCTTTAAAATCTGGTACAAATCTTCTCATAGCTAAAAATACTTCACCAGCAACACTTGGTCCACTTGATTGACCTAAAGCATCTTTTTGTTTTGCTTGTTGTCTTGATTGTAAATCAAAGTCATATGATTTTACAAATGATGTAACAGTGGTTGTACTACCATCAGGATTTACTTGATCAGTTCCAACCTCATGTTCAAATAAAGTAGTTTGACCTAAACCAGATTCACCAACAATAACTGGAAAAGTACCTGTAGCTGAGTCATTAAATTTAGTAGCTGATGGTTTAGAGTAAACGGTTGAATCAATCCATGAAGTTCTTGATTCTGTCCCAATATACCAAACACCACCTCTCATAGATTCTCCATAATTAAATACAACGTATTGATCATTATAATCAGAACCTTGTGATGGGTAGTACCAAACAACTTCAGTGTATAAATTATTTAAACCTGCATAGATTTGTTGACCTTTTGTCGTATCTGCTTGATCATAAACATAATCTTCAACAGAACAAGGTAAAGATTTAACTGTACCATCAAACATAAAGAAACCATTATTAGACATCCAAAACGCAACTCCATCTATTTCAACAGCTGCATTTTTACCAATCAATCCACAGTTAGTACCAACTTGTTCAAATCCAAATGTAAAAGGTGCACCAATAAATTTCATTGCATACAAAGCATTATCCGTCCAAACAAGAATTGTTTCTTTTGCTTTTAGTGAACCCATGATCCGTGTTCCATCCTGCAATCTTTGTGTACCAGCAGTATTAGTTGCTGTTGGTGTATATAAATTTATATTTTCTTGATCCGAAAATCTTATAAACATATCATCTTGAGTTGATGGTGTACCAATAACTGTTTCAGTTCCTAAATGAATTAAGTGACGTGTTGTAGGTGAAACTAACGTGACTCTTGTTGCTGTTGGATTGCTTGTAGTCTCAAACCCTGAAGTTGCTGTTGATGCTCTTATTGTTAAAGGATCTGTAGCCCCTGAGTTCCATGTAAAAGTTTTACCATTTGCAATCGTTGCAACTAATACCTGACCAAAATTACTTAATGACCAAAGCCCTGGTTCAAGCGATACGTTAGATGCGGAAGCTGCTTCTCCCCATGCACCACTGCTCCAGGTATCAATACCCCAACCATAACCATAAGATTGTTCTGCTGGTCCAACAGTCTCGTAAGGTTTAACTTCTAAACTACCGCCTGTTGAAACAGTTGCTGTTGCATTACTTGATTGTGTGATTGTAAATACACTTGAACTTGTAACAGAAGTTACTTGAAATAATTTATCTTCAAAATCTGAATTAGCATAACCCGTACCTGCTGGTAAAGTTACGTTATCTAATAATACAATATCCCCTGCAGCTAAACCATGATCTGCTTTTGTAATAGAACAAATAGCAGAGTTGTTAGTTGTTGCAATTGTACAAGAAGATAGAGTAGTTGCTAAAGGTGTGATGTCATATAGTTGACCTTCAAAATATATAAGTAAAAATTTATCTGTGCCGATTGCAATATATCTGTTTCCATCTAAGTCTACAAATGCAAACTGACGTCTTGCAACACCTACAATAGTATCTGTAACTAATGATGACCAACCACCTACTTTTTCTGGTAGTCCATATCTAAATCTAACATTGTCACAATCTACCCATCTGTTTTCTGCACCAGATATGGTGTCTTGTTTATCTATTCCTGGTAAGACTTTAAAATCAATTAGAGCCATGGTCCATGCTCCTATATCTTATCTTTGTAAATCCAGCCTCTAGTTGCATTAACATAGACTAAAGTAAATGCAGAACTATTAACACTCACTACTAAATCTGAAGTACCACCTAAAATATTAGAACTGTTTCTACCGATTGTTAAATTGTTTGATGCAAATGCATTACCGCTATCTATAAAATGAACTTCGTTTCCTATTGCAGGTGATGCAGGTAAGGTAATTGTAACTGGTGTACCAATACCAGACCCTGAAGTGTTTATTAATAATTGGTCACCATTAACTGCTGTATAAGCAGATGGAGGTGTGTAGTATCCTTTAGTCTGTAGTTTACCTGTAATGTTTGTACCATCAGAATATAAAACTGTAGTTGAACCTATTGGTAAAACAAGACCTGTTCCTGAAACTGTCTTAACAGTTAGTGTGTAATTAGATGATGATCTGGCTGTTGCATCTTCTACAATAAAAACTCTTTCAGCCCCATCAGGCATAGTAACTGTTCTATTAGCAGTAAGTTGATTACTACCTGTATTAGTTACTAATTTAAAATATAAATTCTTACCATTTGCTGTAGTATGGTTTGCTAAAGATAAAGCCACATCAGCAGATGTTACATCTAGAGTTAAATATCCTGATGCTGCTTGTTCTAATATTTGTAAATTCGTATTTGTAATT